TAAAAAATGTCCGGAAGGTAAAGAACTTAATCCTATCACTAATAGATGCGTTAAAAAATGTAAGGAAGGAGAAGTTAGAAATCCTACTACAGGAAAATGTGAAAAAAACAAGCATCAGAAATCCAAAAAAGTCCCTGTAGAACCTATGGAACCTATGGTACCCGCAGAAACCAATAAATTACTGTCAAAGACGGATTTCGATTTATATTATCCTGATATGGACGATAGTGATTTTGGGAAGAAAATAGCGAGAAATAAGGAATTTTCGATACATAAGATAAATAAGTTTCCTATTATAAGAACTATAGAAGATTTTAATAAAGTATCAAATGAATTGTGTGGTAAATTTGAAATTTCATTATATCAACATTTCATAAGTCAATATATGTCTTATAGAACGCCATATAGAAGTATAATGCTATATTATGGCGTTGGTGTGGGAAAAACATGTACCGCTATTACATTAACTGAATCATTATTATCAACAAAAATAATGGATACTACTGAACCTCATATATGGGTAATAATGCCGCAAGCATTAGAAGATAATTTTAATAAAGAAATATTTAACTACGATTTTAAAACATTTAAGGAATTATTAAATCAATGTACAGGAGACAATTATGTTAAATTATTAAATATATATGAAACTGAATTTAATAAAGAAAAGGATAAAAAAGATAATCATAATAATATTAAAAATTTATTAAAAAAAAGATATGAGATATTTACGTATGATAGTTTTATGAAACGTATTAATGAAAAATACAAGGATAATATTGTTGAAAATAAGATTATAATTATTGATGAAGCGCATAATATTAGAAGTACAAATAATAAGGAGAAGGGTACTTACACTATACTTAAAAAAATATTAGAAAATGGAAAAAATAATAGATTGGTTTTATTGTCCGCGACCCCTATGTATAATGAACCCAGGGATATATTAGACCTTTTTAATTTAATGTTAATCAATGATAAGCGCAATAATATCCTAACTGAAAATCACAAGATATTTAACAACAATAATAAATTGAAATTTGATGATAAAACGAAAAATTTAATAAAAAAATTATCGTCAAATTATATTTCGTATTTAAAGGGTAAGAATCCTTTTACATTTGCTTTAAAATTAAAGGCGTCGTCAAATACTGATATAAAAATATTGGAAAAGGAACCTAGAAACGACCCTTCTAATAAAGCGATTCCTTCTAAAGAATTAGATTGGTTAAAATATATAAATGATGATATTGTAATTTCAAATCTAGGAATATTTCAGAAGAATAAAATAGAAAAATTAAAAAATGTATTAAACAAAATAAATTATAATAATGTTGAGGAAAATGATGAAAATGAGGAAAACGACGATTTTGAAGAAAAATTGGAGGGCGCCCAAAGCGTTAAAAATCAAAATATGAAATTATTACAACCTATGAACATCGTATATGATACTGATATAGGTAAAATTGGTTTTAATACGTTTTTTAGAAATGTCGAAGGTGGCGCGAGTATATCTGTAAAATATGCTGATAAATATCATAATGCGCTATATCCGACTGAAGAATATTTAGGAAAATATTCGGGAAAATTTCTAAATATTTGTAATATAATTAGAAAATCGGAAGGAATTGTAGTTATATATTCGCGATTTGCGTGGGCTGGTATAATACCTCTAGCAATTTGCTTGGAACATTTAGGTTATACGCGCGAAGGTACGAATAATATATTGAAAAACCCTGATATAGTAAAAGATAAGCCTAAATATAAGGATGTTAGTAATCCGAAATACTGTATATTAACGAGTGATAAAAAAGAAATAATGGGTTCTACTACTATCAACAATTTAATAAAGAAAATTAATGATGAAAAAAATATTAATGGAAAAGATATCAAGGTAATCTTAATAACACAAGTAGCCAGCGAAGGATTGAGTTTTTATAATTCTCGCGAAATTCACTTAATAGAACCATGGTATCATTTTAATAGACCCGACCAAATCATTGGGCGCGGAATCCGTAATTGTAGGCATCAAAAATTGCCTTTTGAAAAACGTAATGTCACTGTATTTATGCATGCCAGTGTAAATGATGATAAAAAAGCGAGTGATATAGAATCGATAGATATACACGCTTTGAGAATATCAACGCGAAAATATATAGAAAGTAAGGAAATTGACAAAATAATATCTAGTAATTCTCTGGATTGCTCTTTGATGAAAAATCTCAATTATTTTCCTAAAAATATATTTGAAATGGAAAAAGTAGATATTTTAACATCTCAAGGAAATAGAATAAAATATGAATTGGGGGATAATATAGATCTGGAACCTTCGTGTGGTTATGATACCAATGCTTTAGATGATTCGGGATATAGAAGCGATGTCTATAAACATCTTTTAAAAAGGACTAAAAATATTATTAAAAATAAATTGATTAAATTAATAGATAATAATATATATTATATTTCATACCAAGACTTAATAAAGGATATTGACGCGGATGAAGATATATTAATATACGCTATAAATAAATCTATACGACCGAATATATTGATTGATAATTATTATATAGAACATCATAAGAATGGTATTAAGATAAATATAATTAATGGAATCGATAGAATAGATGGAATTGATAAAATTAAAATAAAGATTAGCGACGATGATATAAAACAAGGTGTTGATAATGATTTTAAGGAAAATGCCAATGATAATATAGATAGCGTATTAAAATTAATAGATTTTAACTATGATAATATAATTAAAGATACTATATCTATTTATCTAACTTTAAATGATAAACAATTTAAATATTTAGTCGAATATATTATAACTAATTACAGCGAATTAAAAGAAAAAAATATATTACATGCGGTTAAATGTTTAGATTCGCAAGGAGTGCTTATTAGAAATAATGAACTGCCCTCTTATAATAAGAATAATAATCGAAATTACATAGGATATATTAATATATATAATGTAGAAAATAAAGGCAATGAGGATATTAAGAATCTCGATATATCATTATATAATAATAAGGAGAAGAAATGGGTAGAAACACTAACTATTACAGAACAGAAGGAGTTCGCTAAAAGTCGCAATGGTAAAATAAAAGAGATACCTGAAAATATGGAATTAGAAGATACGCCCTGGGGTATTATAGAACCTCAATACTTTAAGAAAGAAGGTCTAGTTAAAAATAATTTTAAAATTTTTTCAACAGATGCTGTAGTTGGCAAAGGTAAAAAGATTGGGCGCGTTTGTTCTTTCTACAATAAAAAAGAGCATCATACTTTTATTAAACAGTTGGAAAAAGGCAAAGTATCTGCTAAAAACTTCAAAGATATTAAAGATTTACTATGTAAGCATATTGCGTATAAATTAATGGAAAATAAAAAACTAATTTTATTACCATTATATAAACCGACAAAGATATAAATTGTGTTATGATATCATAATAATACCATTATTTTTATTATAAATAATATTATTTTTATTATATACAACACATTTATCAAATAAGAATGATATAAACAATGCCGTCGATTTGTTAAATCTATCATTCGCAATACCTGACATTATTTCAGCACTCTTTGTCATACCAAAGACTTTAGCGAATTCTTTCGATGATATAAAATTAATTATTTTATCTCTTACATCATCTCTAAATGTATCATATGATAACGATTCATCTAAAATAATTTTCATAGGACCAACCTTCTTACCTTTAGTATCTCTTGGTTTAATAGTATTAACTCTATGATCCACCGCAGCGCGCATCTTATCTACAGGGATATTAGCAACGTCTAATTCTACAGGGGCAACACAATTTCTATCTTCGAGGATAGAATTGCGGGACTTGCCTACAGGGATATTAGACTCACTTATATCTACAGGGATAATAGCGCGAACTCTGTCAGAGGGAATAGTAGTATTAACTAATTCAACCTTAATCCTGTTATTAGGAACAGGGATAACATTGAGAACTTTAGGAACAGTAGAAACACTAGAAACTTTAGAAACAATATTACATTTTTTTTGAATTTTTTCTTGTTCTGGAATGTATTGACAATATTTTTCATACAATACGGGGTTATTACTCTTCCATATAATATTATTTTCTTTAGACTCTGGTAATTTACTTTTTAGAATGTTAATCATACATTAATATATGACGTTATGTATATATCAATTTTTATTTAATTTATAACATTTTATATCTTTTTTATGTTATCATTTTATCATTTTATTATGTTATTATGTTATTATGTTATTACATATTCTTCATATTTTAATTCGTTCTCTAAAATATTTATAGGGGCAATAGTATGTTTCATGAATTTTTTTTTAAGTAAATAGAATTTCATACTTGAAGAAAATTTCTGTCTTATATTATTATCTACAGTATCATGTTCTACTATCTTGCTATTATTATCAGTTTCCTTAATGCTAATTGTTTCATTGAGAAGATTTTTCATTAATTCATATTTAGTTATTTCATTTTGCGATTTAATACAAAATAGTATATAATCATTAAGTTTTTTAAGAGTTTCTTCATTTAACCAATTTAAATTAATAAAAACACCATTGTTATTTTTAGTATAATTTTCTCCCGTTTCTAATATTATCTTAAATAATTCTATAATTTCAACATTTGTTAGTTTATTAACACTGTTTTGTATATTTTTACACAATTCTTTTTTATTCATTATATATAAATAAGTACATATACTATTTATATATTTATAATTTAATCAAAGTCAGAATAATAAGCGGCGTCGTTAGATTCGCTCAACTGTTCGTCATCCATTTCTTCTAATTCGTCTTCTTCCTCCTCTTCTTCCTCTTCTTCCTCGTCCTCCTCCTCTTCTTCTATATCCTCATCAAAGTCGAGGTTGCCCCCGACATTCTTAATACCTTTATTTTTAAATTTATAATTATTTTCTTCATCGTCATCATCTTCGTCATCATTATAGAGTTCTAATCCGTCATAATTGCCTTCATCTATTTCAGAATTGTTTTCTTCATCTATTGACAAATTATCATCATCTATTTCTTGAACTTGAACTACATCATCCTTATCTTTAATAATTTTACCGACAATAGATATCATTTTGTCATATAATGTGAATTTTTTCCCACATACTTGAACATTAACATGGTCGCCAATTTTAATATTGTCAATATTAACATCAGATTGTATTCCTGAAGTAATTTTAGGAATAATAACTTCTAAAATCGCCATATCTTCGTATATACCGATTGCTCTTAATCCTAAATTATTCTTCGCTTTAATCTCGCATTTAATAATAGAATCTTGTGCCGGATTACATATTTCGGCGATACAATTTAAGTCAAATGCGACATTGCCATTTAAATGCGATTCCTTAAAATATCCAGCGGATCTTTTAATAACCTTAATACTGTCTTTTTTGATATAACCATGCTTACTACAACAGTTTTCTAATGTACTTCTGACCTTGTTATAAACTATTGAGTCAAAACTCGCTGTCATTTCAGAGGGTGTAAGAATAATAGTAGTATTGAACTTAATAGGCATAAACATTTTATTGACAGGCATTATAAATATGTTATTAATCTATAAGAATATATCATTTTTTTATTTATATATTAAAAATTGATATATAAAATCTATAATATCTATATTTATTAGAGAATATACATAATGGAAATATTAAAAGACGATGAAATATTTTCAATTATTGATACACATACTTCGCTAAATGAAGAAAATAACAGCGAGTGTTTAATAAAATTAAGTAATTCTGGCGAATGGAGTGAAACCGAGTTTAATAATTTCATAAATGTTATGAAAACCGAAAAATACGAAGAAAATATAGAGAAACAGGCGCTAGAAGTAATAATTAAGGACTATATATTGGAAATATGCGAAAGTAGCAATATATTAAAATATTCGCAAAATCCCACGTATATTAATTATAATAATAAGAATGTATCGTGGTATAAATATAAAACCCTTTTGAAACATAATTGCGATAATTTATTCAATTCAAATTTATTATTCAAATCGACAGTAAAAAAATCTATTACAAAAGAAAATATTCCCGAAAATTGGAATAGCGAGAGGAAATTTTTTAAAATTAATAAACGTATAATTTATACTGATAAAAAGACTAATATTAGATTTATTGTAAATATTTGCAAATGTAATAAATATGATTATGAAGATACTGATAATGACGAATTACATAATAATATAGCGAATTCCAAGATTATTAAATCTCCGCAAAGATATGAGTTTTTCCTCGATATAACAAAAGCGTCCCAAGATAATATATTACAAGGTTTGATTAAAATGGAGCAGGCGTTATATATGTCTCCTTTCATAATATCAAAGAAACAGCAGACCGATATTATTGTAAAATATTCGGAGTTAGTTTCTAAAGATATTAGTGTGCGTTATAATAAAAATACATATTGTGCTAAAGATGTTAATGTAGGAAATAATAAAAAATCAGATTCTGATAAACCCGTATTATTAACTCCTAAACCTATAACTTTAGAGAAATTTAATATTCTAGAACCAGACGAATATACGGGCATCAGTATATTATCAGAATATACTGTTACAGAAAAAGCAGATGGCGAGCGTTTGCTGATGTTCATAGATGATATAGGAAATGTATATCTTATAGATAATACATATAAGGTTTTTGATACAGGTCTCCGTTCTAGTAAAGAACTGTATAATTCGCTTATTGACGGCGAATATATTTCTTGTGATAAAAGGACTGATAAATCCAGCATGGGGTTATATGCGGCGTTCGATATGTATTATTATGGCGGAAATAGAATTACTAGTCTTCCATTAATTGAAGATGACTCCAAAGAAGATAGCCGATATAAATATTTAGTAAATACTAAAAAATACATTAAATCGCGCGACGGAGATAATTCTGTAAATTACATAGTAAAGGAGCACATATATAGCAAGAATATATTAAAAGATTGCGATAATATATTAAAAAATGTATCGAAATACCCTTATAGCATAGATGGTTTAATATTTACACCGGCAAAATTGGCACTGCTATCCTATTATAGCAATAAACCCGTGGAAATTACCAGAAATCTTAAATGGGATAGAGTGTTTAAATGGAAACCTCCAGAGCAAAACTCGATAGATTTCTTTGCGAAATTCGGAAATATTATTATGCTTGACGGGGCGAAATATAGAGAGGTCTCTCTAATGGTTGGATATAATTCAAAGCAGTATGGAAAGTATAATATAAACGACGCATTGCGAGAAATATATGATAAGGAATATAGAGAAAAGAATACAACTTATAAATATAGTCTAAAATTGTTTAAACCGGATAAATATTATTCGGCGGGTATTGAAAAATCTTATATAAAATTAAATTCTCGGGATGAAGCGCGTTGCGAAAGCGGAGAATTAATAGATGGTGATAAAATTATTGAATATAGATATTTATTAGATGAAGGTATAACTCCTTCGATGCGATGGATTCCCATGCGTTTGCGCGAAGATAAAATGAGAATCTATAATATGGGAGAAATTTCTAAAACCGCGAATGATTATTCGGTTGCTATAAATATATGGGGTTCTATTCATAATCCTGTGACCGAAAGTATAATTCGCGGCAAAGCGCCTATAATAAAGGTTGATATAAACAATGAATTATTACAAGCGGATGATGTATATTATTCGCGAAAAATTAATAGAGATGAGTTGTTATCTGTAAATATGCAGCAGTTTCATAATATTTGTATTAAAAATATGTTATATGCGCAGAGAAAAAATAAGGGAGGATTGCTAGAATTGGCGTGCGGCGAAGGCGGAGATATGAATAGATGGGTTAATAACGATTATAAATTTGTACTCGGAATTGATTATGTTAAGCACGGAATATATAATACGGATTCTGGGGCATATAGTCGTCTTATTAATAAACGATGTGAATATTTTAAAAATACTTATAAGAAGTTTCCTTTGCGATTTCCAGATATAGTATATGCGGCGGGAGATTGTGGTAAATCTATCGCAAATGGAGATTGTTCATTATCTATAGACGATGAAGAAAGCGCGAATATTATACAATTGGTTTTAAATAAAAAGGCAGTGAATGTTCCTAATCATTATAAATATATAGTTGGGAAAGGCGCGAATGGTTTTGACGTATGCTCTTGTATGTTCGCCATTCACTATTTCTTTGAAACTGAAGAAAAAATAAATGGGTTTTTGAATAATGTGAGTTCGATGTTGAGAAAGGGAGGTGAATTTGTATGTACGTTTATGGATGGTAAAAGCGTAGTTGATTCCATAAATGCTAATGGCGGCGATAAGGTAGAAGGACGCAAAAAACTCAATAAATATAAGGAGGATAAGGGAGTTCCATTGTGGGCAATAATTAGAAGATATGATAATGACGTTGAAACCGACTTTAAAAAGAAGGTGGATGTTTATATCGAAGCGACTAAAAAATTTATTCCGGAATTCATTGTAAATTTTGATGTTCTTGTTAGAAAATGTAAGGAGTATAATCTCGAATTTGTTGATAGTGAATTATTCTCGCAAACATTTAATAAAATCAAGTCTAAATATTTAAATACCAATGTTAAAAAGAATAATATTTATAATATTATTAATGACCTAGATAAGGAAGAGGAACTAAAACAATTCAGTTTCTTCAATCGCTGGTGTGTATTTAAAAGAGTGTAGTTATAATGTAAGATATCCAATATTATTAGCGTCCCTTATATACAATGGTATTACTAGAGACAACCAAGAATTTACTATTTTTTAATTTTAAAATTTGAGTACATAACTTTTT